AAGGCGTGTACAACGTGCAGTTTTCGGCACAGTTGGATAAAACCTCGGGTGGTACAGGCAACATTTACATTTGGCTGCGTAAAAACGGTAGCAACGTGGCAAACACCGCGACCACGGTTGCTATTCAAGGCGCGGCGGCGCGAACGGTTGCCGCTTGGAACTTCATCATCCAGTTAGACCCCACCAATTACGTTGAATTGATGTGGGCAACGGATGATACGAGCGTTAGAATTTTGTCAGCCACCGCCACAAGCGTGTGGCCCGCGATTCCGTCAGTTATTTGCACGATCACACAGGTCAACAACCTGTAATTTCCCCACAGGAGAACGACGATGCCCCTAGATAGCGATGTAGCCAACGGCGACTCACAGTTGCAAGTTGAGTTTTTTGTGTCCGACGTTGAGAACTGGAAAGGTCATCCGTTTGTGCGGATTATGATTCCGGGCGACAAGAACACGATCATTGAACAGCCTGTACGCGAGGATCACAAAAAGCGATTCCCGCGCCAATGGCTTTACTTTCAAGCCAAGCAGTCTGAACAGGACACGACCCCCATCGGCACCTCGCTAGCGCAATGGGCAAACGACGAGCCTGAAACCCTAAACCGGGGTTGGATTGAAGAACTACAGATATTGAAGTTTCAGACGGTGGAACAGGTGGCCTCGGCCTCTGACGCGCAGTTACAGCGTATCGGCATGGGCGGTACGGGACTGCGTGAGCGTGCCAAAGCGTACCTCACCAAAAAGAACCGCAGCGAGACTGCGGAAGAACTGGATAACACCAAAAAGCAGTTGGCTGAACTACAGGCGCAGATGGCAGCGTTACTTGCTGACAAGCCCCGTAAAGGCCGACCGCCAAAAGTTAAAGAGGCGTAGATATGGCAACGATGCTGCAACTCGTCCAGCAAGTGACGGGTGAATTGGGCCTCCCAGTACCGGCAACGGTCGCGGGCAACCCCAACCAAGACGTTTCCCAAATCCTTGCGTTGATGAACGCTTGTGGGTACGAGTTGCTGCGTCGGGCCGATTGGCGCGAACTGACCAAACAGCATACGTTTTACACGGAGGCTATTTCGGTCAACGGATCGTGGTCATCAGCCTCGCAAACGCTAACGGTAGACAGCAGCGCAGGGATCAATGACACCTATCAGGTGTCGGGCCAAGGTATCCCGAACGCAACGTATGTGACCTCTGTGCCGAACGCGGTGTCGGTGGTCATTAACTATCTGCCGACCTCCACCGAGGTCAACCAGCCGCTTGCCTTCCAAAAGGTCAAGTACGCCCTGCCCGCTGACTACTACAGCACGGTCAACCGCACGCATTGGGATAAGAGCAAGCGTTGGGAGATGCTCGGCCCCGAGTCGCCGCAACAATGGGAATGGCTCCTCTCGGGCTATATCAGCACCGGCCCTCGTATTCGCTGGCGATTGCTCGGTAAATACTTTCAGATTTGGCCCGGCGTGGACTCGGGCGAGTTGCTCGGCTTTGAGTACCGCAGCGCAGCGTGGGCGATTTCGTCAGCGGGTGCGTCAAAGAACTCGTTTACGGCTGATGACGATACGGCGGTCTACCCAGACCGCGTGATGGTTCTGGGTACAAAACTCAAGTATTTTGAGGCCAAGGGCTTTGACACGACCGCCATCTTCCGCGACTACATTGCCGAACTTGAAACGGCAGTTGGGCAAGATACGGCGGGGGCTAACCTCTCGTTTGCCCCGCGTCCGGGTACGGTGTTGATCGGCTACGACAACATCCCCGACTCTGGCTACGGATACGACAACTAATGGTCGTCGCACGCCGCAGACTCGTTCAGCAGTCAAGGGCGAATGTCGCGTCCTTGCCCTCGCCCGTGGGTGGCTGGAACGCACGCGACTCGCTTGCCAACATGGCACCGACCGATGCCGTGCAGTTGGAGAATTACTTTCCCGGTGTGTCTAACGTCAATTTGCGTGGTGGCTACACAAAACACGCAACTGGGTTACCCGATGACGTAGAAACGCTGATGACGTACTCGGGCGGCACAACGGACAAGTTGTTTGCCGTGTCCGATGGCAATATCTACGATGTCACCTCTGCGGGAGCGGTTGGTGCTGCGGTTGTTAGCGGCTTGACCAACGCCCGATGGGAATACACCAACGTCACCACCTCGGGCGGTAATTATCTGTATGCCGCAAACGGCGTGGATAAACCCCTGCTCTACAACGGGTCAACATGGACACCGATTGACGGCGCGTCTAGCCCCGCGATCACAGGTGTCACGACTACAACGCTTACCCATCCGACGCTATTTAAGAATCGGTTGTGGTTTATCCAGAAAAACACGCTCAAAGCGTGGTATTTGCCGACCGCAAGTGTGGGTGGTGCGGCGGTACAGTTTGATTTGTCTGCCGTTGCACGCCTCGGTGGTGTTCTCGTCAGCATGGCCTCATGGACGATTGACGCGGGCTACGGCGTTGATGACAACCTCGTATTTGTCACCGATAAGGGTGAGGTCATCGTTTATCGCGGAACCGATCCTGCCTCGGCCTCTACATGGGCCGTAATCGGTAACTGGATCGTCGGTGCGCCAATTAGCGAACGCTGCCTAATGAAGTACGGCGGTGACTTGCTGGTGCTGACGCTGGACGGGTTGATCCCGATGGCCTCGGCACTACAGTCCTCTCGCCTTGACCCCAACATCGCGCTATCAGACAAGATTCAAGGTGCGTTTGCGGCGGCAGCAGCGGCGTATCAAAACAATTTTGGTTGGTGTTTGCTTTACAACGCCAAAAACAACGCGCTGATCGTCAACGTCCCCGTGCGCGATGGCGGGCAAGAGCAGTTTGTGATGAACAACATCACAAAGGCGTGGTGCAAGTTTACGGGCTGGCACGCTTACCACTTTGCGATCCTTAACGACGAACTTTACTGGGGTGGCGCAGGGTTTGTCGCAAAGGGGTGGACAACAGGTTCTACCGGCTACACCGACGATACGAGCAACATCCAAGGCCGGGTGCTGCAAGCGTTTAACTATTTTGAGACGCGAGGCGTAAAGAAAATCTTTACCCGTGCGCGCCCGTCTATTTTCAGCAACGGCACGCCGTCCATCACGGTCGGCATGAACGTGGACTTCAATATCGCTGACAACGTGGCCCCGCTTTCCTTTACGCCCCCGGTTGTGGGGTTGTGGGATAGCGGCCTATGGGACTCGGCGATCTGGGGGTCTGACCTTGAGATTCAGAACAACTGGCAGGGTGTGACAGGGGTTGGGTACTGCGGTGCGATTCAGTTGCAGAGCAGTTCCAACAAACTAAACATCCAATGGGCATCAACTGACGTGGTATTCCAACTCGGATGGGCTGGCATATAACAAGCGGCCCCGATGTGGGCGAATGGGTGTGTGGGCAGACGGGCGGCGGCTATCACGCCGAACGCTCCAACGCCCTTGGCCTCAAAAAAGGCGACGAGTGCGTGGCGGGCGTGGTGTACGAGAATTGGAACGGGCGTTCTATTGTGTGCCATATCGCCATCCAAGGCCGAATTACGCCGACATGGATTGCCGCGATCTTTGATTATCCGTTCAACGTCTGCGGGGTTGACAAGATCATCGCCCCCGTCAGCAGCGGGAACGTGAAAGCGTTAAAACTTGTGAGTAATATGGGTTTCACCGAGGAAGCGCGTCTGAAGGATGCCGACACCAACGGTGATATTGTTTTCCTGACCATGACACGCGATGCGTGTCGTTTTTTAGGACACCGTTATGGGCAAAAAATCGCCAGCACCTCCACCGGCACCTGATTACGCTGCCGCCGCGCAGCAACAGGGCCAAGCCAATCTTGAGGCCGCACGCCTCACGGCACGCCTTTCTAACCCCAACATCAGCACGCCCCTCGGCGGTCAGCGCGTCACGTTTGGACGCGATGTGTTTGACCAAGCCGCCTACGACAAGGCAATGGCTGATTACAACAAGCAGTTGGAGGCGTACAACGCTGCCAAGGCGTCAGGTCAACCGTTTCAGCCTACGGGTGGACAAGCACCGGGTGGTTTGCCGACCAGTCCGTTCACCGGCCCCACTTACGATCAGGACGGTCGCGTTCGCACGGGCCTGACCGACGAACAAGAACTGCTGATGGGCGGGTTCCGCGCACAGCCGCAGGGTGGCCTAACTTACGACCCCAACACGGGTATGCCGGTTGCGCCAACCAAGCAACAGTTTACAAGTCGCACCGATTTGGACACGCCGTTTATTGAGCAGTACCTAACCCCTGAAGCACAGGCAACCCTTGAGGCACAGCAGCGGGTAGAGCGGGCGTTGTCGGGCCTTGGCGAAAAGGCCATCGGCAAGGTCAGCGACATTTACGGCAGCACGTTCCGACCGGAAGGGTTGCCCGAGCAGCAGTTTAGGTTTGGCGGTTACGGCGAACTGCCGACTACGCCAGATTTGGCCTCCATGGGTCAGTTTCAGCGTGGGTTTGACCGTGAAGCGTTGCCGACAACCCCTGACATTACGGCAATGGGCCGTGCAGGGGCTAACGTCAACGTGCAGGGCGTCAATTACGGCCCACAGGCGGGTCAGTACGGCATGGCGGGCGCTGGCCCTACCGCACCCGGCGAGATTGTCGGTGCAGACCTCTCTGGACTTGGCGGCGTATCTTATGGGCCACAGGAGGGCCAATACGGCTTTGCTCGGGGCTTTGTGCCAACCGAGCGACTCCAACAGCGGGTTGACACCCGTGGCCTCGCAAACCTTCCTGTAAGCGCAGGAATGACAGGCCAAGAAGCGATCTTGTCGCGTCTGGCTCCGCAGTTACAGCGCGAACGTGCTGACCTTGAAAACCGTCTCCGCAACCAAGGGTTAGTTCCGGGTGGCGAAGCGTACAACCGCGAAATGGAATTGCTAAACCAACGGGCCAACGATTTGTTATCGCAATCCGCGTTGCAGGGGATTGGCCTTGATGCCCAGATGCGGGCGCAGGGCTTTAGTGAGCGGCAGATTCAGGCTGAAATGGCTAACCAAGCGCGTCAAGCGCAGTTTGGCATGGGAGCGCAGCAAGCGGGCCTTTATAACCAAGCCCTCCAGCAAAATCTTGCACAAGGTTTGTCAGTACAAGAGGCGCAAAACCGCGCACAGGCGCAGGACTTCCAGCAGCGTCTTGCCGCAGGGCAGTTCGGACGCGAAGCGCAGCAGATGGCCTTCACGATGGGTCAGTCGGCACAGCAGATGTACAACCAAGCCGTGCAGCAGAACTTTGCTCAAGGGATGTCATCTGCGGAAGCGCAGAACCGTGCCGCCCAACAGGTCTTTGCTCAACAGGTTGCCGCACAGGAGTTGCAGAATCAGGCATTGGGTCAGAACCAAGCCGCTGCGATGCAGCAGTATCAAGCGCAGTTGGCGCGACAGGCGCAGGGTTTTGGGCAGCAGATGGATATGGCTGGCCTCTACAACGCCTCGCTTGCCGCACAGCAGCAGTCGGCCTTGCAACAGGCTCAAGCCGCTGCCGCACTCCAGTCGCAGGGTTTCAATCAGGCACAGGCCGCCGCAGCGTTCCAGAACGCACAGCGTCAGGCCGCGTTGCAAGAGCAGTTGGCGCTACGCGCACAGCCACTCAACGAAATTGCTGCGATCATGGGTGGCGCACAGGTGCAGATGCCGCAGTTCCAAGCCTACCAAGGCGCGGATGTCGCAGCCGCACCGATCTTTGGCGCGACACAGGCGGCAGGAAACTTTGCACAACAGAACTATGCCAATCAAACGGCGGCATACAACGCCAAGATGGGTATGTAT